AGAAGTAACAAACTCAGCACCTTTATTCCAATTTACAACAGAAGGTAATGCACAACTTTCAACTGCACAAGCTAAATTTGGAACAGCATCTTTATTATTGGATGGTACCGATGATTACATTGAGACAACAACTAATTTAGATTTAAGTTCTACAGACTTTACAATTGATTTATGGATTAGACCTGACAATGTTACAGGTTATAAAGGCATTTGGCAATCAGGAACAAGCACAACGATGCAATCCTATTTATTAGGCAATGCAGTTTATTGGAGTGTAAATCCATCAACAATTATTACTACTGCAGTTACTGTTAATGCAAATGAATGGACTATGTTGTCTTATGAAAGACAAGGAAACACTCACAGAATATATAAAAACGGAACTTTAGAAGATACAGCTACCACAGCTAATAAACAAGATAATGGTACATTCAGTATTGGAAAAAATGGTTTTGGTGATTTTGATGGTTACATTGATGAAGTAAGAGTTTCAGATATTGCAAGATACACAGGCTCTAGTTTTACAGAACCTACCTCAGAATTTGAATTTGATTCTAACACTAATGTACTAATACATTTAGATGGAGCTAACGGATCAACGGATATTAAATCTGCAGATGATACATCATTCCCAGGAGTTATTTCTGAGGGTCAAGTAACAGCAATTCCAGGTGTTCTTGTAGATGTCACTGGCATAGCTATGACCATGGCTATGGGTGAGGAAGATATTGATGCGGATGCTGATGTAACAGTTACAGGCCAATCAATGACTTTGAGTGTTGGTTCTGTAGATGCAGTATCTGTTGCGGAGGTTACAGGACAATCATTATCTGCTAATATAGGAAGTGTTACAAACACTGCTGATGCAAATGTAAGTTTAACAGGTATTTCAATGACTTCTAGCATTGGAACACCAGCGATTACTGCTTGGCAAGAAATTGATCCAGGCGTATCTAATGTATGGACTGAGGTTGATTTAGCAGCTTAATGATAGTAAAATATTAATCTAATAGGAGAATTTTTAAATGGCATCAAGTTATTCAACAGACCTTAAACTGGAGCTAATGGTAACAGGGGAAAACTCTGGTACATGGGGCGATAAAACAAATACAAACTTAAATTTAGTACAACAAGCGATTGCAGGTTATGAAGCTGTAACTGTTAATGGCACTGGTGATACTGCGTTAGCGATGACTGATGCAACTTTATCAAATGCAAGAAATGCAGTTATCGAATTAACAGGAACAATTACAGGAAATATTACAGTATCAATTCCAGATGGAATTGAAAAAACTTATTACATTTATAATAACACAACAGGTGTTTTTACTGTTCAGTTTAAAACAACTTCTGGAACAGGACCTACATTTACAACAACTGATAAAGGATACAAAATTGTTTATTCAGATGGAACAGATGTAATCGAAGTTCCAACAACTCCTGCAGATGGTTCTATTACAAGTGCTAAACTTGCAACGGATGCAGTTATCACTGCAAAAATTTCTGCAGCACAAGTAACGAATGAAAAACTTACAAATAAATCTATTACACTAAACGGTGTAACTGCAACATTAGGTTCTTCAGTTACAATTGCTGCTGGAACAGATTGGCAAGCAGTTAAGACTACAGGTTTTACTGCAGTAGCTGGTGAAGGATATTTTGTAAACACAAATGGTGGTGCATTTACAATGACACTACCTGCCTCTCCAACAATCGGTGATGAAGTTTCGTTTGTAGATTACGCAGGAACATTTGACACAAACAATTTAACAATCGGAAGAAATTCACAACCCATTCAAGGCTCTGCCGCTGACTTAACAGTTTCAACTGAAAGGGCAGCCAATACTTTGGTCTATACAGACGGAACACAAGGTTGGCTGTTAAAGGTTAAATAATGTCTGAGTACAGAGAGATCCAAGGTGTAGCAGTTGAAAATAAATCAGGTTCAACAGGCACAAAAGAAGGTCAAATCTATTATGATACTAGTACAAATGAATTTAAATTAATAGGTGCTGGTGGAGTAGAAACATTAACTACGGAATAAGGAGAAAATTATGGCAAAAACATATCAATACTGCGTAGCAGAAAACTGGGGTAAAGGTTTCATTACGCACAATGATGCTAGGAAGCTTGAATTTAGATCATTTCCTGGTAATGTGTGGAGAGTGAATGCTCACAATCAAGATGCTAACAGATGGGTTGCTGCAGTAGCTGGCATTCATAAAACTTTATCTGAAGCACAAGCGATTGTAGATGCAGAAGTAACTCAAGCACAGGCTGATTGGGATGCTATACCTGCAGATGATCCAAGTAAACAACAAGGATCACCTGATTATAGACCTAGACCAGAAGATATAACATTGGAAGAATAATAAGTGGCAACTTATTACGACATTTTTGGACAGAAGGTACAATACCTTTCATCGGATCCCGCTAACGTAACAGAGGGACAGGTTTGGTATAACTCGACTTCTAATACGGCTAAGTTTGAGTCATTTGTTGCAACTGGATCTTGGGCTAGTGGTACATCAATATCACCAGGATTAGCTGCAGCTGGAGGTGCTGGAACAACAACTGCTTTTGTTATATTTGGAGGAAGTATTCCACCTCATACTAATTCATCTAAATTATATGATGGAACAACTTGGACATCTACAGGCAGTTTAGGGACTGCAAGAGGTGGTTTTGATAATGGAGTTGGAACTCAAACAGCCGCTCAAGCTACTGGCGGTGTAACTCCAGGAACTTTTTATGGAAATAATGAACAATTTAATGGATCAACTTGGTCAGAACAAAATGATTTAAATACGGCAAGAGGTTCTATGGCTCAATCTGGTCAAGGAAGTCAAACATCAGCAATAGTTGCTGGAGGAACAGCTCCTCCTGCTCCTGCACCGCCAGGTAGTACAACTGTTGAAACTTGGGATGGAACTTGTTGGGCTGCTGGAACTGCATTACCTACAGCAAATAAATCTATGGCTGGAGCAGGTGTATTAAATTCATTTTTAACTTTTGGTGGTGCACCTTATCCTAGTGTTGGTAATACAACTAATCTTTGGAACGGTTCTACTTGGACTTCACAACCTACTTTAAATACAGCTAGACAAGGTTTGTCTGGATCAGGTTCTTCAACTTTAGCACTTGCTTTTGCTGGTGAAGGTTCAGGAGGATATAGATCAGACACTGAAAGTTTTAACGGATCTACTTGGACAACTGAAGCTTCTTTATCTTCTGCTAGACAACAAGCTGCAGAAGGAAATTCTGCAACTGCAGCAATTTGTGCTAGTGGAGAAGGTAATACAACCTCTGTGGAAGAATGGACTGGAGCAGGCCCAGTAACAAAAACAATTACAACAAGTTAAAAAATTATGGCAGACTATATAAATATAAATGGAAACAATATCCCGATCAGAGCTTCTGATCCTAGTAATCCTATTTTAGGAGAAATTTGGTATAACTCGACTACCAATGCTTTAAAAGGGCAAGGTTTTGATTCAGGTAGTTGGTCAACAACTCCTAATAAAAATAATAATAATTTTTACTTTATGTCAGGTGGAACCGCAACAAGCGCTGTAAAAGCAGGGGGAAGAGTAGATGGTCCCCAATTATCTGGTTCACAAGTAGAGGAATATGATGGTTCTAGTTGGACAACACAAACTTCACTGCCAACAGCTCAAGATTCTGGTTCTGGAAATGGACCTTCGGGTTCTTTTTTATTTGGTGGATCAAATAATAGTTCTACTACTTTTTTATATGATGGTGCTTGGACAACAGGGCCTAGTGTTAATACAGGAAGTCCTAATAGATATTATACTTCATTTGGAGCAGGACAGACATCGAGTGTAGTTGCTGGAGGAGAAGGTCCAGGGGGTACAGTTAGAAATAGAACTGAAGAGTGGAATGGTTCTTCTTGGACAAGTGTAACGAATATGCCTACAGCAGCAGAAAGTCCTAATGGTTGGGGCGTTGAATCTTCAGGTGTTGCTCTTGGAGGTGGCCCTACTCCTGTTGTAGGTAATAAAACACAAGAATATGATGGAACTACCTGGTCCCTTGGAACTAATGCTCCAGCATCTAGTTCAGCTTTTGGAGTAGCTGGAGAAAGTCAAACAGCTGGTTTAGTTTGGGGAGGAAATCTTAGCCCTAATCAAACAACATTATTATATGATGGTACAAGTTACACTACATCTCCCGCAACAATTCCAACTGGAGGAAGCAATAATGCAAAAGGTTATATAGGATCACAATCTGCAGCAATTGCAGCTGATCAACCACCTATTTCGAGTTTTGCATCTTTTGAATTTACAAAAGGCGCAACAACCGTTACATTCTCTGGTTCTTAACATTGACTTTATTTATATAAACGTTATACATTATAAAATAATAAAGGAATACAATGTCAGAAAAAAGAAATATAAAAGATTTAGTTGATAAAGAATCAGATAATTTACATAACATCTTAGACCCAAATGACGTTACCGATTTTAAAGGTATGGTTGATGAGTTAAGAGATACTTGGACTAAAAAACAAGTGTTTAGAACTGAAACAGAAATGAGATTTTCTGTTTTAAATGATATGAAATATCCAACTAAAGCTTCTAAATATTGGCAATGTGTTAGAGAACAAAATGTTTATTTAGAAAACTTAATGAGTCTATCTTTTGAATATAGAAGAAATGAAGTTAAATTAAAAAGACTTGAACAAAAATTAAAAGATGAAACTGATGAATTAAAAAAAGAATTAATTCAAATTGATATTGATGAAAAAACTTATTCTAAAGCAAATATGCAATTAACAGCAAAAGATAGAATGAGAGAAATTAGATTATGGTCTCAACTTAAAAAAGAAAATGATGATGGTACATTTGATAAACAAGATGTTAATCAACATCAATTAGAATCGTATCATAAAATAATGATTAATAGAAAAGATACTTTAACTGCTGGATCAAGTCAGCCAGAAGTGTTTAACGTACTTGGCCAGTTACAAACTATCGAACGTGTAAAGAAAGAGAAGGCACAACTTGAAGGTACCAAAAGAGAAGCTTTATCTCAGGAATCGAAACTTGGAGCTAAACCCGAGTAACCAGAGACAATCTCCACTTTATAAAAAAGTAAGAGATCATATTAATAAAACGGGATATATAATAAATCCGTTATTAGTAGTTGAAGATAAAGATAAATATAAAGTTGTCTACGGTAATAATAGATATTTATCAGGAATCGAATTAGGCTTTACAGAGTTTCCTATTCAAGTATTAAAAGATGATGAAGTTCCAACTATAACAGAAGCAGCTAAAAGCTATAAAGAAATTAATCTAGATGAAATTTGATTTTGTATTTTTAGGTCAATCCATATTAAAGTATCAAGTACCATTTGATATTTATATAACAATTAATAAAATTTATGAATCTAAATTCAAACAACTAAAACCTGCTAATCAACAGTTAGTGGGTAAAATAAAAAATGAACATAGTTTATTTTTTATCAGTAAAGATCAAACAAGAATGCAAACACACAACTCATTACCATTAAATGTTTTAAAATGGTTTGAAGGATGTTATAGACATTATTTAGATTGGAATAAAATAAAAGATTATCAAATACATTTAAATTCTATTTGGGTAAATGAAATGAAAGAACACGAATATAATCCAGTGCACGTTCATCAAGGTACAATTTTTACAGGTCTATCATCAGTAATGATTTTAAAATTACCAGAATCATATGGTGTCGAATATTCATCAGAACATCAACCACAAAATGGACGATTACAATTATTAGGTTCTGCATCTGGTCAGTTTGCACATATAGACTATCAGCCAGAAACTAAAGAAAGAGATTTTTATATTTTTCCATATGATATGAGGCACTGTGTGTATCCATTCAATGGACAAGGTTTTAGAAGAACATTAGCTGCAAACTGTGATGTAGATTATAATCAAATTCAAAATAGAGGAGTATCTTAATGTACGAAAATAAAGTTATAACAGAACCTAAATGGAAAAGTTGGATTATTGAAACTAATACTCCATTACTCACACCAGAACAATGTAGAATGGTTATTGATTGTGGGAGATCTCAACCTCCACAACAAGCACAAGTAGGTATGAACAAACCAGGAGGTGGTGTTGATACCAATAAAAGAGTGACCACAATTTCTTGGATCCCTTTTCAAGCCTTACCACAACTATATCAAACACTCGATACTTTCATACAAAAAGCAAATTTAAATCATTTTGGTTTTGATGATATTAGAATTACAGAACAAGCTCAGTTTACAGAATATCCAGAAGGTGGTTTTTATGATTGGCATATGGACACCGATGTTGTAGGTGCACACGAACCACCTGTTAGAAAAATATCAATGACCTTATTACTCAATGATCCATCAGAATTTGAAGGAGGACATTTAGAATTAATGAGTCCTGGTAAATTTAAACCAATGAAACAGGGTCACGCAATTTGTTTTGCATCATTTTTAAATCATAGAGTAAATCCAGTGACTAAAGGTATGAGACAATCTTTAGTTGTTTGGTTTGGAGGTAAACCATTTAAATGATTAAAGAACAATTTTTTCCAACTACAATTTATGCAAAAGATATACAAATAGATAATAATCTATTAACGAATGTAATTGTAGATATGTCTAAAAAAGATTTAGGTGTTAAGAAAACAAATATGCATGGTTGGCACTCTAAAAATTTGGATGCATCTAATAAAGAATTTGAGCCATTAATTAATGAATTATACAATATGCAAAATGAAATATATCAAGAAGAATGGTTAGATCGAAAACCTGTATTAGGTAATATATGGGCTAACTTAAATCCTCCAGGTGGATATAATAGACCTCATATACATCCTAATTGTTTATGGTCTGGTGTGTATTATGTAAAAGCAACAGAAGATTCTGGTAAATTAGTTTGTAATGATCCAAGACCAGGAATACAAATGAATATGCCTATTAGGAAAGAGGGACAACCACCACAACATTTATGGAAAGAATGTCATCTAGCACCTATACCAGGAAGAATAATAATGTTTCCTGCTTGGTTATGGCATTGTGTTGAACCTAATAATAGTAATGATATAAGAATATCAGTTTCATTTAATTTTATACAGGATGGTTTTAGTGTTTAATAAATACCAAGTGATTAAAAAAGCAGTTAGTTATGAACTCGCTAATTTTGTATTTAATTATTTTTTACTTAAAAGAGATGCAGCTAAGTTTATGTATGACAATAATATCATACACGATAATGGTATGTTTGGTACTTGGGGAGATACACAAATACCTAACACCTATTCACATTATGCAGATCCTGTGATGGAAACTTTATTGGTTAAAATGTTACCTGTTATGAAACAACATACAGGATTAGATTTAATTCCAACATATTCTTATGCAAGAGCTTATAAAAAAGGAGATGAATTAAAAAGACACAAAGACAGACCTAGTTGTGAAATATCTACGACATTAAATTTAGGTGGTGATCCGTGGCCTATTTTTATTGATGGTACAGGTGCAGATTCTGTTATAGATGAATACAAAAAAATCATAAAACCTAACGCTCCAGCAGGCACGAAAGTCTTGCTTGATGTAGGCGACATGTTAGTATATAGTGGTTGCGAACTCGAACATTGGCGAGAGCCTTTTGACGGGAACATTTGTGGCCAAGTATTCTTACATTATAATCATGTAAATGGCCCATTTGCTGATAAAAATAGATTTGACGGAAGACCTATGTTAGGTCTACCATCATTTGTAAAATAGTCTAGTTATATACTCAAACACATATTTATTGTAAAATAAGCTTATGGCTTTAACTAAAATACCATTTCAACCTGGTTTTAATAAACAAATCACAGATACCCAAGCTGAAAATGTATGGGTTAATGGGGATAATGTACGTTTTAGATACGGTCAACCTGAGAAAATCGGGGGTTGGTTACAAGTAAGTGCAGAAACTTTAATAGGGGTTGCAAGAGCACAGCACGTCTTTACTGATTTAGATGGTCGTAAATATGCAGCAATTGGAACCAATAGATGTTTATATATTTATTATTCTGGTGACTTATATGATATAACACCAATTGATCCAGACCGACAACAGACTGGCGCAGACATAACCACGACTAACGGATCCACAACAGTTACAATTACAACAACTTCTTCTCACAATTTAGAGATAGGAGATATCCTAACATTTGAAAATGCAGGTTCATTTACTGGTGGACAAACAGATTACACAGCTACAGATTTTGATGATGTATTATTTGAAGTAAAAACAATTCCAACAGCCACAACATTTACAATTGAAATGCCTACAGCTGAAACAGGAACAGGTGCAACTAATGATGGTACACTGGATCCTTTACCTTATGTTGATATTGGTGGACTTAATCAAACTTTAGGTTTTGGTTGGGGTGCAGGTCGATGGGGACAATCTACTTGGGGAACTGCTAGATCAAGTTCTAATACTAACATTGATCCTGGTTTTTGGTCATTAGATAACTTTGGTCAAATACTGATTGCAACTATTCATAATGGTAGAACCTTTAAATGGAATCCTATTACTATAGATGGTGCAGCATTAAATACAAGAGCAGTTAGTATTCCTAATAATCCAACTAAATCTGTGATGACAATTGTATCCGATAGAGATAGACATTTAATTCATTTAGGAACTGAAACCACAATTGGTAGTCCAGCAACACAAGATAAAATGTTTATACGATTTTCTGATCAAGAAGATATTGAAGACTATCAACCAACCTCAATTAATACTGCAGGTACTTTTAGAATTGACTCTGGTTCTGATATAAGAGGTGCAGTAAAAGGTAAAGATTATTTATTTATTGGAACAGATACCTCTGCATATATTATGCAGTTTGTTGGTCCACCATTTACATTCTCTATTAGACAAATAGGTTCTAACTGTGGAGTATTAGGACAAAACGCAATGGTGTTCGTAGATACGACTGTTTATTGGATGTCTGATGAAGGAGGATTTTTTGTCTACGATGGTTCCGTTAAAAAGATGCCATGCCTTGTAGAAGACTTTGTATTTAAGACAACTGGAAATAATCCAGGTTTAAACTTCAATGCTGGTCAACAAGTGTATGCAGCACACAATAGTTTATTTAATGAAATCATTTGGTTTTATCCAGATGCATCTAATCAGTTTGCAAATCGAATGGTTGTTTATAATTATCAAGAAGGAACATGGACAACGGGTACTTTAGCAAGAACTTCTTACACAGATAAATCTGTATTTGATAAACCTTATGCTACAAAATTTGAACAAAACGTGGCTCCGTCTTTTCCTGTAGTTAATGGTATTACCTCAAGCCAAGGAAGAACACTTTACTTCGAACATGAAACAGGTGTTAATGAAGTAGATGCTAATGGTAATAAAACAGCTATAGCAGCTTTTATTGAATCTGGAGATTTTGATTTAGATTCACAAGGAGATGGAGAATTTTTTATAAAGATAAGAAGATTTATTCCAGACTTTAAAGTATTGAATGGGAATGCAAAAGTCACTTTAGATTTAAGAGATTTCCCGAATGATACTGCAAGCTCCTCGCCTCTCGGACCATTTACTGTAACATCAAGTACAGATAAGATAGACACACGTGCAAGAGCAAGACTTGCAGCGCTTAAAATAGAAAATGATTCAACAGATGAAAACTGGAGACTCGGTTTATTTAGAGTAGACATACAACCAGATGGTAGAAGATAATGGCTAAAGTTACAGTTTATATCCCAGAACCCAAAGAACAATACGATGTTACTAATCAAAGACAAATTACTTCATCGTTAGAAACATTAAAGAACCAATTAAACTTTGCTTTTCAAGAAGAGCTTAAACAAGAAGTAGAACGATTTACTTGGTTTAATACAAGGTATGGTTGCTAATGAGTGGATGTAATAATGTAAATACAGAGCCAACTATTATTGGAGGGACTACAGGTGCTTCTGCTGCTTATGATGCATTTGGTCGACAAAGAATATCTTCTCCT